TTAGGTTAATTGCCAGATTTAGCTGGTAAAATGTACTCATATAGGCCCATCCCTGAGTCCACGTGAATAGCCATAGCGCCTTGATCTGAAATCTTAATGCTCATAGATGATGTATCACCTAGCTTCAAGATAGTTAGAACTGTTGCTAGTGGGAATGACCAACCAGATTTCAATTCACCACTTACATTACGTGCGAATGTCAAGTCTGCTTTATCAGTTGATGCATCACCAATTGTAAATTGCAAATCGCCATCTACTGTTTTTACAGTGAATAGAGGATCATATGCTGACAAGATTGCCGCAGTTTGTTGCAAGTCTTTAATTGCTTGTTGTGTTGGCATAACTTCAACATCCCATTTAGCACCTTTAAAGTTTGCTGTTTTAATCTGTGCATCAACAAGTTCACTTACGATTACACGATAAGTTGAATTCATAATGCCAGGAATAGCAAAGTTAAATGCCGCTGGAACTTCTTCGCCATTACGTTCTACACGACTGATATCAACACCTGTTGATACTGCTTCGCCTTCATTGTTACGACTTTCATAGCCCAAGTAACCATTCAATACACCCAGACGACCTAGACCGAATTTACCAGAGAATTCTGGGACACGATTGTGCATCTTTGCACGTAACACTACTGTACGATCATCGTCCATAGCATCTAGTACTGTTGTATCTGCATCTGTTGTTACTTTCACTGCTTGAATAATCCCAAGCGAATGTGTGTGTTTTACCACGTCTTTTAAAATATCACGCATATGTGTTCTCCTATATTTTATTAATTACTATTATATCACACTTCGAACAGTGTGTCAATAGTAGAATGTTTTGCTTTGCCAGATTTACGTATGATATCTTTTGTTACTCTATCTTGAGTAATACGTAATCTCGGATACTTTCCAGTTTCGACAATTACACCATCGATATGTTTGTCTGGTCTAGCTAATGCTGCTCGAATTTTTCTTTCGAATACATCAGCAAACTCACTTCTAAGAATGACTATCATATCTGCGATTTCAATTACACCATCGTATGCATCGTATGTCACAAAAATAAAATCACTATTAGCTTTTTGCTTCTTCGCTTCACTCCAGTTATCATAACTTTTAAGATCAGACGGTGACAATCCAGTTATTGTAACATTTGATTTAGTGTGTGTACTTTGGGATTTGATTTCAATACTATGTTCTCCATTGAGAATATCAGGACCTTCCCCCGTATTGTAACTATCTAACCCTAGTACATTGTGTACTACCCATTTTTCAATTACGTTGCCATATTTACCATCACCTTCGCCTTCAACTTCTAGTACTGTGCCGATATAATTGTCTAGTTTAATATCAGTTAATCTCATTTTTATGTCCTTCACTGATTTGATTTAAGTAGAAGTATGTTATCATAATTTGAATAGTTTGTCAAATGATTTTTCTTCCACTTGTGTAGTTTTCTTTTTAGTGTTTCCTATCTTTGGATTATCAACCCAATGAATAGTATTATTGGGCAGTATACCCCACATGAACCAAGCATTACCAAATGTGGGACTGCCCCCACCTGTAAAGTCAACTCTGTTATTGTATACTAACGCACTCATACCATGTTCCATGAACATCTTGCCACGCTTGCTTCCTTGAAAACTTGCGATAGGTAGTAATAGTGCAAAAGGTTTGCCAAGAGCATAGCAATGCTCAATGAACTTGTCTTTGATACTATACGGTGGATTAGTTATAATCCCATCATGTACATCATCTGGTCCACAGTCAAAGAAGTCTTTCCCATTACTTGCTACGATGTTGTAATCGTATTTTGTAAAGCCTTCTACTAGCAAACTAGATATTCCACTAGTAGCTTCATAGTAAGTCTTTGTCTTATCCAAATAAGGTAGCAATGGAAGTACTTGATCTGGAGGAGTGTAGCATTCATCCGATGCAGCATTCCTCCCTAAACTGGATACTAGTTCTGTGTAAGTCTTTTTAGCCATTAGAATGAAAACAAATCTTCAAAAGTTTCTGATGCGTTAGCATTACGCAAGTCCCATTTTAGAACACCAATCAAGTTATCAATCTTCTTATCGATAATCGTTGTTTCCATCAACGCATGATCGAATGGAAGTTCTTGGAACCATTGTGGAATACGAGGTTCGTCAATTGGATATGCAATACTTGTCATTTTCATAGGATTGTCTCTGAGTTTACATACAATAGTCTTCATACCATCTGTAATCTCTACAGAATATCTGTCATTGTGCATTTCACGTAGTGTATTCCAATTAAGAGCCGCACTCACATGTCCTGGAAGTCTAGGCTTCTGTAGCTTGTCTTCAGAACTGCGTAGCTTAAAGTCTGCATTCTGTGCTTTCTTATATTTTGCAACATCATTCTTAAACTTAGTTAAGTTATTGACACGCTTTGGAGTACCTTTCTCCCAACCAGGCTTATCACGAAACTCTTTCTTAAACTCTTTGACCATACCAACAATATCATCTTGATCCCCACCAGTAAGTACTTTAAGCAAACACGAACTAAGAAATGTTTGCATATAGTCTGGAGTATCAGAACGTTTCAAGTCAAGTCCCATAGCTTTAACTTTGCCAGGTTTACCTTCGATATCACGGCGTTCACCATCATCGTCATAGATAAGCATAGCATAGCGTTTCTTCTTAATAAAGATAGCAGAAGTTGCTAAGTTCTCACGTCCTGCAGCAATGATTTCACCTTGCTTACGTGGACAATTAAAGAACTCTTTCATAAAGTCAGGAAAACTTTCGTTTACTTGATTTGCGATTTCATCATACATCGTAAGAGCAATCTCTTTATCCCATTTAATCTCACCACTATCAATCTCTTTGCTGTATGAAGGATACATTGAATAATAGATAGAGTCTGTATCACCATAGATAACTGATTTGCCTTTATAGTCATAGGTACCGTCGATCACTTCATTTGTCTTAGAACCCATATGTCGTGTGATACAACGACCTGATAGCGTAGTTGATTGCCCGATGCGTTTATCATAGAAGCGACACCCTTGATTAAGGATCGCACCATACAAACTGTTCAAGTTAATCTTCTTAACTAGCTGTCGTTTATCCCAGAAAGCGATTTCTTCTTTATCGCCTTTTTCGATTGCTTTCTTTTTGTTAGCTTGTAGAACTTTACGTTCTGCGTACCAACGCTCAAGCAAACTAGGAATGATCCCTTGTACATCTTGCTTAAAGACAGTTCCGTTAGCACTGATAGCCCAAGGTAAATCGCCACTGAATACTAAGTCAGAGATTTCAGCACCAGTCAACTCATGTGATGTCCCGTCCTCCATATCAAATGTTATGATTTGTGTCTTATCTTTTTCATTTACTAAACGAAATTCTTCTGTAGAGAATGTATCTTCCCATGCTTGCGCAGCACCAAAGCCTTTATTCTTACCACCACGACCATTGCGTATACGTGTCTGTATCATTTCATCTGTCAAGTCAGGACGAAGTTGTGCAGTAATAGTTTCTGGAGACATGTTTAACGCACGAATGATAGAAGGATACAGTGAGTTAATATCGATACCCGCTACCCACTTTTGCAGACCTTTCTGTGGATCTGCTACGAAAGCACCAGCTGCTTTCTGTGCTTCTGCCGCTTCCTCTTCTTCACGTGTAGGTTCATAATCATCGTCTTCTGTATCCCATGATCTACGCTTACGATCTGGAACAACCATACCACGTCTGTGTGCTTCGTTGATGATAGCTGATTCAGTCACAGCAACCGCACCCATAGTAGTTTGAATGTTAACAGTGTTATCGTGTGCAATCTCATTCGCAAGATCAATGAAGCGTAGCTTCTTATCTAGGTTATCAAGTAGTGCAGTATCTTGTCTGTTATATTCAATGAACTTATAGAAGTCTTGATTATACAACTGATCTAGTGTACCTTCGTAGGCAATCTTACGTTCATTAAGTTCATACTCACCGATAGCATCAAGTGAATATGAATGCATTTCGTGATATGTGTACTTGCGATACAGTTCAAGATAATCGAGGTGAATACGTCCGAGTAAGTTATAACTTGTTTGTTCTTTTCCATACTTAATAAGTTTCTTAGGAGTAGGATACAAGTCCCACAAGCATAGCTTACGTGTATGAGACTTGCTCAACACACGCACAATGCGATTAAGAGTGTATGGAATATCGAAGCCTTCACTGTTCCAACCACTAAGTACATCTGCATCTTCGATAAGAGCTAAGAAGTCATTCAACAAATCTGCTTCGCTAAGATACAAAAACGTATCTTCAAACTTATCACATAGTCGTTGTGCTTCTTCTAGTCCCTCACCTTCACGCATATGCTCTGGCGGAATAACGAATGTTACGAGTTGACCAGTCCATTGTAGTGCTACTGTAATTGCAGTAATCGGCATGAACGGATCTTCAGGCGGAGCAAATCCACGTGCGGCATCGAAGTCAACCTCGATATCGAAAAACGCTACATTCAACTTGGGAGAATCCTTGCCAAGATAATTTTCAGCAAGACATCTAATCTCTGGCTTGATATCACTCTCATAGATTTTTCTATCAGAATGTATACGTAGTTCTTTATGTAAGTCTTTCTTACGTTTGACTTTTACTTGTCGAACTTTCTCACCGTGAATACTTCGGTGACTGCCACTATCGTCACGTACATAGAACGTGCGCCAAGCAGGATAATCTTGATAGATCCTCTTGCCATTGACACGCTCTACAACTTGTACGATATCTTTATCTTTGTTGTAGTATGCGTCTACATAACTCATTTATAGTGTGCGTCCCACTGTCTGGAGTACTGTTTCTACATCTTCGAAGTCTTGTTTTGCTTCTTGTAAACGTGCTTTATGTGCAATTGAGATTGCTTTATTGAGTACAGCTGGTTTGATATCCAACTCTTCTGCAATTGCTTTTACTGTATCTCTTAGACCGCCTTTAAGGTCGTCTACTTCTTGTAGTACTGAACAACCTTCATCTACAAGTTGCTTTAGTTTTGCTTTTTCTTCGCTTGAAACTGAATCTAATGACATGTTAATCTCCTCATATGGTCATAAAAAAAGGAACTCTAAATTGAGTTCCCTTTAATATAACACAGAGGTGTTCTTATGTCAATAGTTATTTTTAGATTTTATCTATCCATTTCACTTAGACGAATTGCTAGTGCATCGATTCTATCCATCTCTGCATCTGAAAGTTGGTCCATTGGCTTAGGAGCTGATTTTAGTTTGATTTGCTTCCCACCTACGGAGATTGTATCGCCTGCTTTTTTACCTGCTTTAGCTGCTGAATCTAGTGCTTTATAAAACTCGTTATACTCTGAGAAAGATTGACGTGAACTTGTACTCATAATTTTATTTGCCATTTCTTCTGCTTCACCAGCGAATGCACTTTTTGCAACACTCTTGATACCCGCACGTGTCACCGCACCTTTAATGCCTTTTGACATTGCCGCTCTTGCAACACCGCCCGCTACTCTTGCAACACCGCCTGCTACAGCGCCTACTGCTGGAAGAATTTCATCTAGCTTGCCTTCTTTTAATGCGCCCATTGCAACTTTAGCAATCTTCATTAAACCTGTACGAGTGTTAAGCATTTTTTCAATTTTAGCTTTGTTATCATCGTTTACTTTAGCATATACTTGCGTGATAGCTGATGCTGTGAACATGTCTACTTTTGAAGAACCGTCATCAAACTTAATTGACTGTGCTTGCTTGTCATCTACAATGCTTTGTAGTTGGTCTAGTACTGATGCTTTCGCTTCATATAGTCCGTCAATATCACCCAAGTAGCCGTCACATGCATGATCTTCATCATTAGGGCAATCACCACCGCAATATTTGCATTCTGCCGCTTCGTTTACTGACTCTGCCATAACAATATCATAACCAATGCGCTTTAATTCAGCGGCTAGTTCTGCGTATTCTTCTTTTGATGCTGGTTCTAAGTCAGTAATCAATGACTTAGATGCGTCACCATGCTGACCAATTTCCATGTATGAAGTAATCAGTCCACGACCCTGTTCTTCTTCTGGGAACAATGCAATCACATCACCATTATCGAATTTTCTAAAGACTACTTTAACTGTATCATCGCCTTCGTTTACTGACTCTTCCCATGGAGCTTTCTTTAGAGATACCTTTTTAGGTTTTTCACCACGTTCTGGTTCAGCTGCTTTAGCAAATGCACGTTGACGTGCTTTCTCATCTTCATCTGATGCTTCATTTGTCTTGCGCTTTTCAGCAGCACATTCGTCACATGTATCAACGTCACCGTCAGTTTCGTCTTTAATCCAATCACAGTCAGCACAGCCTTTTGTACCTTCGTTTACTGATTCTTCAACTTCTGGCTCATTGTCCATTACCGCAGCATAATCTTCCATGTCACTGTCACCTGGCATTTCGTCTTGTGCTGGAGTTTCCATTTCCATGTCACCCATTGGATCTGTCATCATCTCTGGTTCAGCACCCATGTCAGACATTTCTGGTCCGTTCGTCATATCAGTAGGAGCTATTTCTGTAGATGTTGATCCACCTAATTCTAGTGTATGCATTCTTGCAGATAGTGAATCTGACATACGTGTGTATGCATCATACGATTTGTTATGTTGGTCTGCAAAAGTCAATGCTAGTTCGTGTACTGCATCCCTTGGATTTTTACCTGATTGCAATTCTTGCATCAGTTGTTCAGTTGAACGGTTTAGATAATCTTCGAATTCGTCATTCGAGATTACAAAGTTTTCAATAAGTTGTGACAGTTTCATTGTTTTGCTACCTTTTAATCATGTTAGTTTTGACAGGGTTTTTATACACCAGATTACCTACATCTGAAGAATATCCCATCTTATGTTTCTTTTTCTTTTTTGCTGGCTTTTTAGCATATATGCTTGCCGCAGGATCACCGCCTCCTAAAGAGGTATTTACACCGGCAAAAGAGCCAGCAAAAGTTTCGGATATGATCTCATTAATTTTCATAATAGTATTTATCATTAAAGTTATTTTATGCAGATTTCTATAGTCCAACCATCTCGTTATAGTGTGGAAAAACCTCAGAAAAATCTATATTGCGTCTTTTTTCTAACATTGAGAACTGTTTATGTGCCCATGTTCTTTGTTCATCAGTTACTTGGCTATCTACCATGTCTCTTACTGTTTCTAATACTGACACATATCTATCTTTTTGATAAGTTTTATGATTAAACTCATTTTTAAAATAGTCTATTGCTTCTTGTACGTTTTGTTTATATTTCTTATCTAACATACGTACTCCCATGTGTGATGGATTATCGACCCAATTAGTATGAAAGTATACAGACCGATCTTTTCCTTGTGGATGTTTCTTTAATTTCTCATTTAAGTAAACAAGGTAATCCTTAAAATAAGGAAGACTTAATGAATTGTGTGCGAGACCAAAACCGTTAGTTAAGTTTGATAGTCTGCTTCCTGAATCTAAAAACTTACCTAAGTTTTCGTCCCATTTGTCCCAAGACATACCCCATCTTATTAATTCATTTTTTCTTCCAATTGCTTCACCTGATAATTGCATCATATAGTGTATATTAGGAGTACGTTCTACTAACTCAATAAATCTTTCGAATTTTTTATCTGGAAAGTTCAAGCTAGTAGTTACATTAATAACAATTCTTTGATCATCTGATTTAGTATCATTTAGATTTACTAAGAAATTCTCCATAAATCTATACATGTGATCTGTAAAGAATGGTTCACCACCTAATAGACTAAATGCTACATACTCTTGTTTGTGTAAATCTTTTTCCCACCATTCATTTAGAATATCAATTGTTTTATCAAACATCGCATCGTCTGTATCAGGCATACGTCTTTTTAACTCTTTCTGCCAACGAGTACTATTACCTTCCCAACAATATGTGCATGCCATATTACACTTGTTTGTTAATTCAATTTCAATAAATCTAAACATGTTGCGATCTTGCATATCTTGATTAAATGCAATTGCTTTTTTAGGGTGATTACTAGCTGAGTTAAATCTATTCTTCCACGTCGGATTAAAGTGTTCATTATAATCAGTACGTACACTTTTCCCACTAGTTCTTTCTGATTCCCAGCACATTTTACAATCTTTACTTTTAGTTCCGCCGCTCAAATCAAATTTACGCTGTTTAAGTATTGGATGATTGATTAAGAAATCTAAACTTAACGTGTCCAAATCGAATGTTAATTCTTTTTGTTGTGCTGAGTCAGAAATTACTGTTTTACAACACCATTTAACTGTGCGAGTGGGCAAACTAATGATTAAATCATTATATGTCTTAAAACACA